CGCGAAATCGCCGACATGGCGGCCGAGCGGATCAAGGCGGCCATCACCGAAACGCTCAAGGGCGAGAACCAGATCAAGGCGATCCTCGACCCCTACAACCCCACCGGCACCACCGCCTTCGTCAACTTCACCACCTCCAAGGCGCTGCGCTGGCAGACCCGTCCCGACAAATCCCACGTCAACTGGGTGGTCTGCGACAGCGACTGGGAGGCGGAGTTCGCCCGCGTCGCCGAAGGCCACCCGCGCGTCCTGTCCTACGTCAAGAACCAGGGACTGGGGCTCGAGGTGCCCTACCTGTCCGGCTCCACCCCGCGCAAGTATATGCCCGACTTCATCGTCCGCATCGACGACGGCCACTCCGACCCCCTGAACCTCATCGTCGAGGTCAAGGGCTTCCGCGGCGAGGACGCCAAGGACAAGGCGAACACCATGCGCGCCTACTGGGTGCCGGGCGTGAACAACCTCGGCAAGTTCGGGCGCTGGGAATTTGCCGAGTTCACCGCGGTCTACCAGATGGAGGATGAGTTCGACAAACTGCTTGAAACACTCGTAGCCGGCCCCGCGCGTCAGGGAGACCTGATCGAATGAACTTCCATGACGCCCGCGAGATCCTCAATAATTGGTCTTCCTTCTTCGACCCGAGTGTTTCGGAAGCATCGTCCAACAAGCGGCTGGAGCCCGCACCGCGAAGCGAGGCCGCTCGCAAAGCATGGTGGTACGAAAGCGACCGCGTCATCGATTGGCGCAGCCCCCGCTGCTCGGCCTACCTCTTGGCATATCTCCAGATCGCAAATGGACCGATACCACTGACCGGCATTCCACTGGACGACGGCTTCATCCACCCGGATCGCTCCGTCATGCAGGCTCTCGACCATGCTGGGTGCGTTCGCATGGACGACGGCATGTTTCACCTGACGGATAAAGGCGAAGCACTGCTGACCCCCTGGCTTCAGATCGACCGCGCGACCGGCTTTTCAGTAACTGTCCAAAGAAGAAGAGGCTGACCCATGGCCAAGAAACCCATCGAGGTCGAAACCCTCACCCACGACGCCACGCGCAAGAACATTCCGACGGCGGAGTTTGAAAGCCTGATGCGCGATCAGGACAAGACGCCCATCCAGCTGGCCTACGAACGCCGCAACCGCGATCTGGACCCGCAACTGGTCTGGCGCGGCAAGGATGAGCAGGACTGGTCCGACCTGATCGTTCAGGCCCCGCCGCTGTACATCCAGGAAAAGGTCCACCCCAAGGTCATCATCGACGACCTGAAACGCGAATCGGCCAACCGGGCCAAGGCCGCCAAGGACGCGCCGCAATTCGACATGTTCGCCGATTTCAACGGCCTGCCCGATGCCGAGGCTGCGACCGAGTTCTACCAGCACGACCAGCACTGGTCGAACCGGATGATTTCCGGCGACAGCCTGTCGGTGATGGCATCCCTCGCCGAGCGGGAAGGGCTGCGCGGTCAGGTGCAGTGCATCTATTTCGACCCGCCCTATGGCATCAAGTTCAACTCCAACTTCCAGTGGTCCACCACCAGCCGCGATGTCAAGGATGGCGACAAGACCCATGTGACGCGCGAACCCGAACAGGTCCGCGCCTTTCGCGACACCTGGAAGGACGGCATCCATTCCTACCTGACCTACCTGCGCGACCGGCTGACCGTGGCGCGCGACCTGCTGAGCGAGAGCGGCAGCATCTTCGTGCAGATCGGCGACGAGAACGTGCACCGCGTGCGGGCGCTGATGGATGAGGTGTTTGGGGATGAGAATTTCTGTTCCTTGATCACACTCAAGACCACAGGCGGACTCGGCTCAAATAGCTTGAAGTCTGTGGCCGACTTTATTGTTTGGTTTGCAAAGGACAGAGAAAAGTATAAATTTAGGAAACCTTTGCTTGTGAAAAAGCAGGGCGAGGGTGCGACCACAGGCGCAAGATACGATACCGCTTATGAGGTTGACACTGGTTTATATCGCCCGCTCACTCGGACCGAAAAGGACGTGCCAGAGACGATTCCCGCCAGTGTCCGCACATTCCAGTATGGCGATCTGGTTTCGTCGGGATTTACCCCGACCTGCACATTTCCGCAGCCCTTCGAAGGGCTAGTATTCTCATCGAACGCGGGCAGAAGCTGGAAGACAAACAAACCGGGGTTGGAACGTCTCGTCAAGGGAGGCAGGGTCGGCAACACAGGCAAGAGCATCAGGTATCGGCGGTTTCTTGAAGACTACCCCGGCTATGAAGCGAATAACATTTGGGAAGATGTAGTTATTCGAAGTGACAAACAGTATGTTGTCGAGACTTCGGATGGTGCGATTGCCCGCTGCATCCTGATGACCACCGACCCCGGCGATCTGGTGCTCGATCCCACCTGCGGCTCGGGCACCACGGCCTATGTCGCCGAACAATGGGGGCGGCGCTGGATCACCATCGACACCAGCCGCGTCGCCATCGCGCTCGCCCGCTCCCGCCTGATGGGCGCGCGCTATCCCTATTACCTGCTGGCCGACAGTGCCGAGGGGCAGGCGAAAGAGGCCGAGGTCACGCGATCGGTCCCCAAATCCACCCCCACCCACGGCAGCATCCGCCTGGGCTTCGTCTATGACCGCGTGCCGCACATCACGCTGAAATCCATCGCCAACAACGCCGAAATCGACGTGATCTGGGAGCGGCTCCAGCCCGCCGTCGAGGACGCCATCGCCGCCCTGAACGCCGCCTTGGCCCTCCACCCCACCCCCTTCAAGGTGGAAACCGGCGGCCGCGCGGGCGCCAGGATCGACTTCACCGCGAGCGGGCAGGTCAAGCTCCCCTCCGGCGAAATGGCCCCGGCGAACGGGTTGATGGAATGGGAAATCCCGCGCGAGGCCCCCTCCGGCTGGCCCGCCCCCGCGCAAGCCGCGCTAAGCCGGTTCTGGGAGGCGCGCATCGCCCGCCAGCGCGAAATCGACGCCAGCATCGCGGCGAAGGCCGAGTTCGAATACCTCTACGACAAGCCCTTTGCCGACGCCTCCAAGGTCCGCGTCGCAGGCCCCTTCACCGTGGAAAGCCTGTCGCCCCACCGCACCCTTGCCGTCGATTGGGATGACGAGCTGATCGACACCTTTGATGCCGCCGAGGGCAAGCGCAAGGCCGCCGAGGCCCCGCGCGACTTCACCGACTTCGCCCATATGATCCTGGAAAACCTGAAAGCCGCAGGCGTGCAGCAGGCGCATAAGGAGGACCGGATCACCTTTTCCAGCCTCAAGGGTTGGCCCGGCAACTGGATCGCCGCCGAGGGCACCTTCATGGAAGGCGACACCCAGCGCCGCGCGGGCGTGTTCATCGGCCCCGAGTTCGGCACGGTGTCCCGCCCCGATCTGGTGGCGGCGGCGCGCGAGGCAGGCGCCGCCGGTTTCGACGTGCTGATCGCCTGCGCCTTCAACTATGACGCCCATAGCAGCGAGTTCGACAAGCTGGGCCGCATCCGCATCCTGAAGGCCCGGATGAACCCCGACCTGCACATGGGCGGCGACCTGAAATCCACCGGCGCGGGCAACCTGTTCGTGATCTTCGGCGAACCGGATATCCGGATCACCGATGCGGGGGATGGCATGGTGCAAGTGCAGGTCTTCGGCGTGGACGTGTTCAAGCCCCAGACCGGCGAAGTGCAGAGCGAGGGGACGGACGGCATCGCCCTGTGGATGCTCGACACCGACTACAACGAGGAGTCGTTCTTCGTCCGCCACGCCTATTTCCTCGGCGCCAACGACCCCTACAAGGCGCTGAAGACCACGCTGAAGGCCGAGATCGACGAGGAGGCCTGGGAGAGCCTCTATTCCGACACCTCGCGCCCGTTCGCGAAGCCGAAGTCCGGGCGGATCGCGGTGAAGGTGATCAACCACCTTGGCGATGAGGTGATGAAGGTGTTTGCGGTGGAGTGATGATCAAGAACTATGGGTTATTCTGGAAGCGCGAGGCGGTTCACTGGAATCCTGGCGGTCGGCGAGGAAACCCACGAGGACACTTAATCGGCAGCCACGTGGTTGAAAGGCGACAGCAACAAGTCAACTTTCGCGATCAAGTCGGAATATACTGCCTGTATGACGATAACTTCAGGCTGCTTTATACCGGACAGGCTGGCTTCGGAAACGCAACTCTATTCGGAAGGCTGCGAAGCCACACAAACGATCATCTCTCTGAGAGGTGGACAAAGTTCTCATGGTTTGGCCTAAAAGGAATTCTGCACGAGGGAGACGGGTATATCTTGCAGGATCAAGTCAACGCCAATGGGCTTGAACTCAATGAGGTACTCAACTCACTAGAAGGAATAATAATAGTTAGTGCCGAGCCACCACTTAACCGGAGAGGTCCAAATTTTGGGGCGGCCCAGAAATTCTCACAGTATCGGGACCTCGAAAATGTGTATCCCTCTCAGATTGATATGATCAAAGACATCTGGGACAGCGTGCCCGCTGAGGAAGACGAAGCGGAGGCAGGGGAACAGTGATGGAGTTCCGGATCGCCGACACTTTCACCGACAGTCTCGGCCGCCTGACCGCGCAGGAGCAGAAGGCGGCCAAGACCACCGCGTTCGACCTGCAACTGGACCCGACTTCAAACGGCCTATCCTTCCACAAGCTGGACCGCGCCAAGGACGCAAACTTCTGGTCGTTGCAAGTAAATGCCGACATCCGGATCATCGTTCACCGCACGACCGCCAGCATCCTTCTGGTCTATGTCGATCACCACGACGACGCCTACAAATGGGCCGAAAGGCGGAAGATCGAACGCCACCCGACGACGGGCGCCATGCAGATGGTCGAGGTGCGCGAGCGGGTTGAAGAGGTGGAAATCTTCAAGCCCAAAGAGGTGGCCGCTACACCCGCGCCTGCCACAAAGCCCGCGGCCCGCCTGTTCGACAATCTGCGCAAGTTCGAACTGATGGCCTTTGGCGTGCCCGAGGAATGGGTGAACGACGTTCGGGCAGCAACCGAGGACACCCTGTTCGACATCATCGAACACTTGCCGCAAGAGGCGCAGGAAGCTCTGCTGAAACTGGCGGTGGGCGAGAAACCGCAACCGCCCGAGCCTGTTCCTGTCGAGGCCGATCCCTTTGCCCACCCCGACGCCCAGCGCCGCTTCCGCGTTCTGACCAATGCCGAGGAGCTGAAGCAGGCGCTGGACTATCCCTGGGACAAGTGGGCGGTGTTCCTGCATCCGGCCCAGGCCGATCTTGTCGAGCGGTCGTTCTCCGGCCCGACCCGGGTTTCGGGTTCGGCCGGGACGGGAAAGACCATCGTGGCGCTGCATCGAGCGGTCCATCTTGCCCGCGCCAATCCTTCTGCCAAGGTCTTGCTTACAACGTTCTCGAAGCCACTGGCGAATGCCCTGCGAGCCAAGTTGGCCAGCCTCGTGGGCAACGAGCCCACAGTTTCGGCGCGGATCATCGTCAAGGCGGTCTCGGCCTTAGGGTATGACCTTCACTCCGATCGTTTCGGACAACCCCAGATCGCCCCAGGCGCGCTGGTCCGGTCTCTGATCGAAAAGGCGGCGGCCGAGGTGGAAGGGCACCGGTTTTCGCTCCAGTTCCTGATCGGAGAATGGAACGACGTCGTGGACGCCTGGCAGCTTCGGTCGTGGGAGGATTATCGCGACGTGTCGCGCCTTGGGCGGAAGACCCGGATCGGAGGCAAGCAGCGCGAGACCCTCTGGGCCATCTTTGAACGCGTCCGCGCGGGGCTACGGGAACGTGGCGCTGTGACGTGGTCGGACGTCTTCGGGCGTCTGGCGGATGGTTTCACCCAAGGCAGCACTCGGCCCTACGATTTTGCGGTGGTCGACGAGGCGCAGGACCTAGGAGTGGCTGAGGCGAGGTTCTTCGCTGCCTTGGCTGCAGGGCGCAGCGATGGCATCTTCTTCGCCGGTGATCTCGGCCAGCGCATCTTTCAGCAGCCGTTTTCCTGGAGGGCGCTGGGCCTTGATGTCCGTGGCCGATCTTTCACGCTGCGCATCAACTACCGCACGTCACATCAGATCCGCACCCACGCCGATCGGCTCCTGCCGTCAACCGTTTCGGATGTGGACGGCAATACCGAAGGTCGGCGCGGCACGGTGTCGATGTTCGACGGTCCTCCGCCCATGGTCATGGCCTGCAGCGACGAGGATCACGAATGCCGCGCGGTTGCAGGATGGATCAGTGATCGACTGAAGCAGGGCTGCGCACCGCGCGAGGTTGGTATTTTCGTCAGGTCTGACGCGGAACTGAAACGTGCGCGTGCTGCCGCGAAAGCTGCGGGCGTTCGCGCGGTCGAATTGAGTGAAAAGGTCGAAGTGGAGGACGGGGCAGTCGCCATCAGTACAATGCACTTCGCGAAGGGGCTGGAGTTCCGGTCGGTGGTGGTCATGGCCTGCGACGACGAGGTGATCCCGCAATCAGAGCGGATCGAGTCAGTGGCTGACGACGCGGACCTCGAGGAAGTCTACAACACGGAACGGCACCTGCTCTATGTTGCCTGCACAAGGGCGAGGGATCACCTGCTGGTCACCGGCGTAACTCCCGTGTCGGAGTTCGTCGACGACTTCCTCAAGGGCAACTGACCGACGAGGTGGGACTGCCCCCCTCCTCTGGTTCCTCCCCGGCCCCGAACGTATGCGGGGGGGCGCAGCGCGGCGGTTCGCTAGCGTGAGGCACTTTCACCGGGGAAGCCAGGCGGAAGCCACCTTGCGACCCGGATCCGAAAATCTTGAGTCAGATCAGCGGCTTGCGGAATCACGATCTGGCCGGGGTGGATTCCCGGTGGGAAGCCAGGGGAGCCATCTTCGGGGAAGCCAGGTGGCCAGAAGCCGCCACGGAAAGCCAATTCGTCAGAAGCCGTTGAACCCGCTTCACTTTTCGGGTTGACAGACCTGCCCCCATTGACCTACCTCTTGATCATCGAAGAATTGCGCCCGGAGAAACCCCCTCGCGGGCGCTTTTCATTTCCCCTCCCCACATCCCGAGCCCCATCCCATGGACCTCGTCTTCGCGCCGAGCCAGGTTGAATCTTGGCCGATTGCCCGGCTGCGCCCCTATGCCCGCAATGCCAAGATGCATGGCGACGATCAGGTGGCGAAGATCGCAGCCAGCATGGCCAAGTTCGGTTGGACCGTGCCCTGCATGGTTGCCGACGACGGCGAGCTGATCGCGGGCCATGGCCGGGTGCTGGCTGCGACCATGCTCGGGCTGACCGAGGTGCCGGTGATCCGGCTCAGCCACCTCGACGAGGCCGAGCGCCGGGCCTACAGGATCGCGGACAACAAGCTGACCGAACTGGGCGAATGGGACGAAGCCCTGTTGCACGACGAGATCGCAGGGTTGCTGGCCGAGGATTTCGACCTGACGCTGCTTGGCATCAGCGATGATGACCTCGACGCGCTGCTGCGGGATCCCGAGGCGCTGGGCGACGATGGTCCGGTCGAGGGCGAGGACGATGTGCCGGAGCTTCCGGTCACGCCAGTGTCCGTGCCCGGCGACCTCTGGCAGCTGGGCGCGCACCGGCTGATCTGTGGCGACAGCACTGCGGCCGATGTCCTTGGGCGCCTGCTGGGCGATGTTCGCCCCCTGCTGATGGTCACCGACCCGCCCTATGGCGTGGAGTACGATCCCTCCTGGCGCAACCAGGCGGGCGCGGCAAAAACCAAGCGCACCGGCAAGGTGCTGAACGACGACCGTGCCGATTGGCACGAAGCCTGGGCGCTGTTCCCTGGCGACGTCGCCTATGTCTGGCACGGCGCGTTGCATGCCGCCACCGTGGCGGACAGCCTGCTGGCCGCTGGCTTCGTCATCCGGTCACAGATCATCTGGGCCAAGGACCGGCTGGTCCTGAGCCGCGGCGATTACCACTGGCAGCACGAACCCTGCTGGTATGCGGTGCGCGCCAAGGGCAAGGGCCATTGGGCGGGCGACCGCAAGCAGACCACGCTGTGGCAGATCGCCAACCGGGATCAGGATGCCGACACCGTGCATGGCACCCAGAAGCCGGTCGAATGCATGCGCCGCCCGATCCTGAACAACTCGTCCCCCGGCCAGGCGGTCTATGAGCCCTTCATGGGATCCGGCACGACAATGATCGCGGCCGAAACCACCGGCCGGGTCTGCTTCGGGATCGAGTTGAACCCGGCCTATGTCGATGTCGCCATCGAGCGCTGGCAATCCTTCACAGGGCATGAGGCCCTGCTGGCGGAAACCGGCGAGACCTTCGCCGCCCTCAAGGCCAAGCGGCTCGCGGCATGAATGCGCCCCTCCTGCCCGGCCGGATCGAACACTGGCCTCTGGCCCGTCTGCGGCCCTACGCCCGCAACGCCAAGACCCATGATACCGACCAGGTCACGAAGATCGCCGCGAGCATGGCCGAGTTCGGATGGACCGTCCCCTGCCTCGTCGCCGCCGACGGCGAGTTGATCGCGGGCCATGGCCGCATCCTGGCCGCAGCCCAGCTCGGGCTGGCAGAGGCCCCGGTGATCGTGCTGGGCCATCTGACAGAGGCGCAGCGCCGGGCCTACCGGATCGCCGACAACAAGCTGACCGAACTGGGCGGGTGGGACGAGGCGCTTCTGCTCGAGGAATTGCGCGGGCTGATGGCCGAGGATTTCGACCTCGGGCTGATCGGGATCCCCGAAGATGAACTGGACGCGCTGCTGCACAATGCCAACGACCGCGCGCCCATCGACGACGACACCGCCGACACCATCCCCGAGGCCCCGGCCGAACCTATTACCCGCCCCGGAGACATCTGGGCGCTGGGCGACCACCGGCTGATCTGCGGCGATGCGACCGACCCGGCCGTGGTGGCGCGGCTGATGGACGGAGCGCAGGCCTCGCTGATGTTCACCTCCCCGCCCTACGCCCAGCAGCGCGACTATGGCGCGGCGAAGGAAAAGGTCGGCGATTGGGATGCGCTGATGCAGGGCGTCTTCGCCGCGGCCCCGGTCACCGCCGATGCCCAGCTGCTGGTGAACCTCGGCCTCGTCCATCGCGACGGCGAATGGATCCCGTATTGGGAGGGCTGGGTCGACTGGATGCGCGCGCAGGGTTGGCGGCGCTTCGGCTGGTATGTATGGGACCAGGGGCCCGGCCTGCCGGGCGACTGGAATGGGCGGCTGGCGCCGTCCCACGAGTTCGTCTTCCATTTCAACCGCCAGCCCCGCAAACCCAACAAGACGGTCGAGAGCAAGCACGCGGGCGAAACCCTCGGCGGCGGCGGCCTGCGCGGGGCTGACGGCACGGTTCACCGCAAGACCGGCTACGGCAATGCGATCCAGAGCCATCGCATCCCCGACAGCGTCTTCCGCATCATGCGCCATAAAGGGGGCTTGGGTGCCGCCGGGTCACACCCGGCCGTATTCCCCGTGGCGCTGGTGGAGGCTGTGCTGGCGGCCTTCACCAACCCCGGCGACCTGGTGTACGAGCCCTTCTGCGGCTCCGGAACCCAATTGATCGCCGCGGAACGCACCGGGCGGCGCTGCTGCGCGGTGGAACTGGACCCGGTCTATTGCGATGTGGCCGTGCGACGCTGGGAGATGGCGACGGGGAGGTGCGCGGTACGCAGCCACAAACAGTGAGTGCAAAAGGAGCGTGCTTACGTCGCTCGTGCGCTCATGTGCGTTCTTGGAAGGAGGGGAGACGCTTGGCCACCGATGGTGACGAGGGGTCAATCTTCGGCTATACTTTCCCTAGAGCGGCCATGGAGCGGCAACATGGGATCTGGTCAAGGCTGGTTCGAGTCGGACTCTGATTATCGAGATCGAATCGAAAGAGAGAGCAACGAACGCATAATTGCGGACTCCACTGGCTCTGCGCCTAAGCAAGGCTGGTTCGAGAGCGACGACGCCTACGCAAGCCGTATTGCCGATGAAGCGAATGAGCGCACAATTGAGAGCAATACTGGATCTGCACCTAGTCAGGGCTGGTTCGAGTCAAACGACGACTATCGTTCGCGGATAGAGCACGAAGCGAATGTGAGTTCAGTTTCGCGAATTTCGGGCGAAACACCGAGGCAAGGCTGGTTCGAAGGGGACGACTCCTTCAACACTAGGATGCGGCAGGAAGCGAACGAGCAGTACCTGGCAAATAACGGCCAGAGTGCGCGCCAAGGCTGGTTTGAAGACGACTATGCCTACAGGCAACGAATCAACCAAGAAGCTAACAGGGTCCGGGCCTACAAGGAGAACGGCGGGGATAACGGCGTGTCGGACAGGCATCGTTCTGATGCTTCCGTCGGTGACAATTCGGAAAGCAGCTCGACGAACTCTGACGGGTGGGATGATTCTGGCGTATTGCCAATTCAACCATCAAAGGGCCGCCAGAAACGATCAAAGCCACAGACACGCAACCCAATTTGGGACCTCTTGGATGCTTTCGCGGAAAAGCATGAAATCGAAAGCCATGGTGGCCGCAAGGTTGATTTCTTGGCAGACGGTCGAGTCCAAGAGAAAGTCTCTGAAAATACGGGCAGCGGCTTTTCGATAACCACCTACACGCACAGTTCACGTGATGCTTATGATCGCCACCAGCAGCTGCTCAAAGCGCTGGGTGCCGGAACCGAAGACGCGTAGCAACTTAAAGATGTAGGATTCGCTACTCAAGGCTGTCATACCGCGACCCGATACACCGTCCCCCTGCCGTCAACCTTCTCGGCGGTGATGGGCAGACCCAGCTTCTTCTTCAGCGCCCCCGAGATGCAGCCGCGGACGGTATGGGCCAGCCATCCGGAGGCCTCGACCATCTCGGCGACCGTCGCGCCCTCGGGCCGCTGGAGCATGGCGATGATCTGGGCCTGCTTGGTGCCAGCGCGGATGGCGACAGGTTTCGCGGTGTCGTCGTGCGTCTTTTCCGCCTGCGGCCTCGACTTCGCCTTCCGCGCGCTGGCGACAGCGCTGGCCACCACCGGCTCGATGCCGATGGCCTCCAGCCCGGCCGCGGTGGCGATCAGCGTGGTGCCGTGGCCATCGCCGGTCTCGCGCCACATCGGTTCGCCTTGACGCAGGTTTGCCTCGACCTCCTCCAGCCAGCCGCGGGCGATCATCTTGCCGACCACCATCTTGGCGGCGGCGCCGACCAGCCCCTCGGGCAGCGGCAGGGCGAGGTTGCCGGGCCGGGTGGCAGCGCGAGACAGGATCAGGGATTGGGTGTCGGACGGGGTGGTCATCGGGGCCTCCGGGTGCGGTGGCGCGCGTTGTGCGCGCCTTCTACGGAGGCAAGCCCCGTCATCGGACGGGGCGGCCGTCGCGCCGTGTGGGCCCGTCAGGAGGCGTGTTCACCCTCGCCAAAGAGGAAGTCGGTGATCTTGCGCAGATCGGCGGCAACGCTGTTGAGCGATCCGACGGCGCCCCAGTTGATGGCGTCCGGATCGAATTCGAAATGGTCGTCGCTGAGGGCCTTCAGGCGCTCCAGCATCGTGTCGATCTCTGCCTTGGCGGCGACGAATGCGTCGAGGGCCTTGTCGTTCGAGGTGGCGCGGCGGGTGGTCATGGCGGGGCGTCCTTCGCTGAGTTGCATCGTTTCCTTGCGATCAGACTCGCTCTGTGTCGCCCTCTAATCAATTGAATACCAAGAGATATCATCAGCTTGATCGGATTATCCGCACCATGAAAGGCATGAGCGAACGCGAGTATGCGGCCCATTCCGGCCTGTCCCGCGGCGGGGTGCAGAAGGCGCGCAAAAACGGGCGGCTGGTGGTCTACGACGACGGGTCGATCAATGCCGCGGCCTCGGACGTGCGGCGGGCGGAGATGACGGACCCCGACCAGCAGCGGCGCAGCTTGGGTGGGGATGGGTTGGCCAGCGGTGCGGGCGAGACCTCGTCCTACATCAAGGCGCGCACGCTTCTGACGGTCTATGCCGCGCAGGACAAGCAGATCGCGGTCCAGAAGAAGAAGGGCACGCTGGTCGACCGCGCGCGGGCGGAAACGCTGGTGTTTCGCCTGGCGCGGCAGGAACGGGATGTCTGGGTCACCTGGCCCGGACGGGTGGCAGCCCTTATGGCGGCGCAGATCATGGCGGAGGTGGAACGGCAATCCGGGGCATCGGTGACGATCGAGACCGCGATCATGCAGAGGGTGCTGGAAGCCCATGTCCGCGAACAGCTCGACGCCCTCGCCGACCTCCGGGTTTCCCTCGGATGACGACAACGATCTGACGGCCGACCTCGACCTCGGCTTCGATGGGGCCGAGGACCTGCTCCGGGTCTGGCGTCAGGGCCTGCGCCCAGACCCGAACCTGACGGTGTCGGAATGGGCGGATCAGCATCGATGGCTGTCATCGCGGGGCGCGGCCGAACCGGGGCGGTATCGCACCGCCCGCGCGCCCTATCTGCGCGAGATCATGGATGCGCTGTCGCCCAGCCATCCCGCCCAGCGCATCACCTTCATGAAAGCTGCGCAGGTGGGGGCGACAGAGGCCGGGAACAACTGGATCGGCTTTGTCATCCACCACGCGCCGGGTCCGATGCTCGCGGTGCTGCCGAGCCTGGAACTGGCCAAGCGCACCTCGCGCGGCCGTCTTGATCCGCTGATCGCGGATAGCCCAGCGCTGCGCGAGCGGGTGAACCCGGCCCGGTCGCGGGATGCCGGGAATTCGATGCTGTCGAAGGAATTCCCCGGCGGCATCCTGGTGCTGACCGGCGCGAACAGCGCGACCGGCCTGCGGTCGATGCCCGCGCGCTATGTGTTTCTCGACGAGGTCGACGCCTATCCCGCCTCGGCCGACGAGGAGGGCGATCCGGTCACGCTGGCCGAAGCCCGGACCACCACCTTCTCGCACCGGCGCAAGGTGTTCATGGTCTCGACGCCCACGATCCGGGGGCTGTCGCGCATCGAGCGCGAGTTCGAGGCGAGCGACCAGCGGCGCTACTTCGTGCCCTGTCCCCACTGCGGCGCCATGCAATGGCTGCAGTTCGACCGACTGCGCTGGGCGAACGGGAAGCCGGAAACGGCGGCCTATCACTGCGAGGGCTGCGAGCACCCCATCGCCGAGCACCACAAGACGGAGATGCTGGCCCGCGGCGAATGGCGGGCGACGGCCGTATCCGCTGATCCCAAAGCCATCGGGTTCCACCTCTCGGCCCTCTACTCGCCTTTGGGCTGGAAAAGCTGGTCCGACGTCGCGCGGGAATGGCTTGCGGCCCAAGGGTCGGACGAGACGCTGCGCGCGGCACGCAACACGCTGCTGGGCGAGACGTGGGTCGAAAGCGGCGACGCTCCGGAATGGCAGCGGCTGGCGGATCGGCGCGAAGCCTGGAAGCCAGGCACGGTGCCGATGGCGGGGCTGTTCCTCACCGCCGGGGCCGACGTCCAGAGGGACCGCATCGAGGTCGACATCTGGGCCTGGGGCCGAGGCATGGAAAGCTGGCTCGTCGATCACATCGTCATCCCGGGCGGGCCTGACGATCCGGCCGCCTGGGACAAGCTGACCGCCCTGCTCAGCCAATCGTGGCAACATGCCAACGGCGCCTTCATGACGGTGGCGCGGCTTGGCGTCGATACCGGTTACGAGGCTGCTGCGGTCTATGCCTGGTCGCGCAAGGTCGGGTTCGAACAGGTCGCGCCCTTGAAGGGCCTCGAAGGGTTCAACCGGTCCGCGCCGGTCTCAGGCCCGACCTATGTCGACGCCACCATCGGCGGCAAACGCCTGCGCCGGGGTGCGCGGCTCTGGTCGGTTGCCACGGCGACGTTCAAGGCGGAGACCTACAGGTTCCTGCGCATTGAACGGCCGAGTGATGAAGATCGAGCCACCGGAATGCTCGACGCCCCCGGCAGCATCCACCTGCCAGCCTGGGTCGACACCGAATGGCTGAAGCAGCTGGTCGCCGAACAGCTGGTCACCATCCGCAACAAGCGCGGCTATGCCCACCAGGAGTGGCAGAAGATGCGCGAGCGGAACGAGGCGCTGGACTGCCGGGTCTATGCCCGCGCCGCCGCGTGGATCCTCGGCGCCGACCGGTGGGACGAGGCGACCTGGCGGCGGCTGGAGGCGCAGGCCGGTGTGGAAACGCGCATGCCCACGGCGACCGCAACCGACATCGCCACACAAGACCCGGCCCAACCAAAGGCCGGAACCCTGACCACGCCACGCCGGAAACGGCGGGCCTACACCCCGAACTTCATGAGGGACTGATGGATCTCGACCGCATGCAGGCCCTGCTGACCGCGCTGCCGGAGGCCCGCTTCGCCGGGCTGCGCAGCGTGAGCTACGATGGCAAGACCGTGACCTATGGCTCGGACGCCGAACTGGCGGCGGCCATCCGCGATCTGGAGGCGCGGATCGCAGCGGCCAGCGGCACGTCTGCCCGGCGTCGCCGCTGGGGCACCGTCGCGACCAAGGGTCTGTGACCATGGTGCTCGACGCCTTCCGCCAGCGGCTCGGGTCCATCATCGGCGGGTTTGACGCGGCGCAGTCCCATCGCCGCATGCGCGGGTTCCGCGCGACCCGGGCGCATGTGAACACGCTGATCGCGGCATCGGGCGAGACGATCACCGCCCGCGCCCGCTGGCTGGTGCGGAACAACGGCTATGCCGCGAATGCGGTCGATGCCTTTGCCAACCATGTCGTGGGCGACGGGATCAAGCCCTCGTCCAAGATCACCGATCCCGGCAAGAAGGAGGAGTTGCAGAAGCTCTGGCTCGCCTGGACCGACGAGGCCGATGCCGAGGGGCTGACAGACTTCTTCGGCCTGCAGCGTAGGGCGGCGCGCGAGGTGTTTCTGGCAGGCGAGGTCTTCCTGCGCATCCGCACGCGGCGTCCCGAAGATGGGCTGACCGTACCGATGCAGCTGCAGATGCTGCCGTCAGAAATGCTGCCCCAGGACCTGACGCGCACGTTGCCCGGCGCGGGGTCGATCCGGCAGGGCATAGAGTTCGATGGGATCGGGCGGCGGGTGGCCTATCACTTCCTGCGCCGCCACCCGGGCGACATGACCGATCCGGGGCTGGCGGGCGAGACGGTGTGGGTTCCAGCCTCCGAGGTGATCCACATCCTTGACCCAGTCGAGGCTGGCCAGCTGCGCGGCGTGTCGCGCTTTGCTGCGGCGGTAGTGAAGCTCTTCACCCTCGATCTCTATGACGACGCGGAACTCGAGCGGAAGAAGACCGCGGCGATGTTCGCGATGTTCATCACCTCGCCAGCGCCGGAAACCGCCCTCGATCCAGCAGAGGACGATCTCGAGGTGGAGCCGGGCCAGGTGGTGCGGCTCGATCCCGGTGAGGATGTCACCACTCCGTCTACCCCTGACTCCGGCAGCACCTATGAGCCATTCCAGTACCGGACGCTGTTGCAGATCGGCGCGGCGCTGGGCGTGCCCTATGGCTACCTGACCGGTGACACCGCCAAGGGGAACTTCTCGAACGCTCGCATTGCGCTCGTAGACTTCCGCCGCCGGATCTCGGCCTTCCAGCATTCGGTGATGGTCTATCAGCTCTGCCGCGCGGTCTGGACCCGCTGGATGGACATGGCGGTGCTGGCCGGTGCCATCGACCTGCCGGGCTTTGCCAAGGAGCGGCGGCAATACCTCGCCTGCGACTGGCTCCCCACCAAATGGGACTGGATCGACCCGGCCAAGGATGCCGCGGCCGAGATCCTGCAGATCGAGGCGGGCCTGAAATCCCGCACGCAGGCCATCGCCGAACGCGGCTACGACGCCGAACAGGTCGACCGCGAAATCGCCGCCGAGCGCAAGCGCGAGGCGGAACTGGGCCTAGACTTCCGGCGGCCCGGATCGCCCGCACAGGCGGCGGGTGGCGGCGCTGGGCCGGGTGGCGCCAACGACCGGCAGCAAGATCAGCAGGAAGACGGCAATCGGGAAGAGGATGGCGAGGACCGGGAACCCCGGCCCGCGGAGAACGCATGATGCATCACACCCAGATCGCCCAGCGCGCTTTCAACACGCCGCTGATGATCGACCCTGCCAAGGCGCTGGCCTTCCTGACTGGCCTTGGCCCGCGGATTACCGGGCGGGACATCAGCATCGAAGGTATGGAAATCTCGCCCGAAGACCGGGATGCCGCCAACCTCCCTGCCCGCGCCTCTCTCTTCGGCGACGACCTGACCAGCCGTCAGGCGCGGAACGGCAGCCAGCCCTTCGCTGTGGTGGATGGGATCGCCGTCATCGAGATCGCGGGCACGCTGGTGCATCGCGGTGCCTGGATCGGGCAATCCTCGGGCCTGACCTCCTATGAGGGGATCGCGGCGCAGTTGCAGGCGGCGCTGGCCAATCCTGCGATCCGCGGCATCGCCCTCGATATCGACAGCTTCGGTGGTGAGGTCGCGGGGGCCTTCGATCTGGCAGACCGCATCCGGTCCGCCCGGGCACAGAAGCCGGTCCACGCCTTCGTGGCCGATCACGCATTGTCCGCCGCCTACACGCTGGCTTCTCAGACCGACCGGATCATCCTGCCCCGCACCGGCGCTGTCGGCAGCATCGGCGTCGTCGCCATGCACAGCGACATGAGCGGGGCGCTTGACCAGAAGGGCATCGCCGTCACGCTGATCCATGCCGGGGCCCGCAAGGTCGATGCGAACCCCTATCAACCGCTTCCCGAGGCCGTCCGCGCCCGGATCGCGGGTGAACTCGAGGATTTGCGCCAGCTCTTCGCCGAGACTGTCGCCGAAGGGCGCGGCCGCCGCCTCGACACTCAACGCGCGCTGGGCACCGAGGCGGCTGTGTTCCGCGGGGAGGCGGCGGTGTTCGCCGGTCTCGCAGATGAGGTGGCCGATCCCGTCACCGCCTTCCGCGCTTTCGTCGCCGCACCCCGCGGCACATCCACCCTCAAATCCAACCCCAAGGGAAAGGGCCCGATGATGACCACTGCCCCCGAAGACCATGCGCAGCCTGCGACTGCGCCTGCCGCCAGCACCCCGCCGGAACCGGCCCCGCCCGCGGCAAGCGCGCCGCCGCAAACCGCGGCGGCCGCGATGTCGCCCGAAGCGATCCGGGCCGAGGCGGCGGAGGTCGCGCAAGTCTGCGCGCAGGCCGCCCGGCTCGGCATCCAGATCGATGCCGCCGATGCCGTGGCCAAGGGCGTGAAGCCGGAAGCCCTGCGCGCCAAGGTCCTGGCCGATCTTGCCGCCCGGAGTGATGCCGCGGGCATCATCGCCACCGCTCCTGCGGCTGGCACCAAGGAAAGCCCCATCGTCGCAGCCGCGAAAAAGTCGGCCGCCGCCTCGCGCTGACGCGCACTGCCCGGATCGGGCGCCCCCACCCCCAACATCCTGGAGACTGAACCATGCCCGTCCTGACGGAACCGCCCAGCATGGGCGATGTCCTCAAATATGAGGTCAACCCGAACTACACCCGCGAGGTGATCACCCTGCAGCTTGGCCTGTCCTATCCAGCAGGGTCGGTCCTGGGCCGCATCACCGCCAGCGGCAAATACACCCTCTCGCCCGCGACCGGTGCCGACGGTTCGCAAACGGCCGTCGCCGTGCTCCTCTACCCAGTGAACGCCACGCTGGCAGACGCCGTTGGCATCGTGGTCACGCGCGGCCCGGCCATCGTCTCGCGCGCCGCCCTCGCCTACGAGGCCACCGTCAACGACGCGGCAAAGATCGCCGCCAAGATCACCCAGCTGGCCGCCGTCGGCATCATCGCCCGCGACGGCGTCTGACGCTGCCCACCCGGCCGCGCCCCTCCCTTCATTCCCCGGAGCCCCACCATGACCCTCGTCCGCAATCCCTTCGACGCTGGCGGCTATTCGCTGGCCGAGATGACGCAGGCCATCAACATCCTGCCCAACCTCTATACCCGCCTCGCACAGATCGGCCTCTTCCGCTTCGAAGGCGTCAGCCAGCGCTCGGTCATCATCGAGCAATACGAAGGCGTCCTGAGCCTTCTGCCCTCCGTCCCCCTCGGCGGCCCGGCCACGGTCGGCACCCGCGAGGGTCGGTCCATGCGCAGCTTTGCCCTGCCGTGGATCCCGCATGACGACGTGGTCCTGCCTGCCGACATCCAAGGCGCCCCCGCGCTGAGCGGCGCGTTCGATGCGGCCGATCCGCTGGTCGAGGTGATGAACCGCAAGCTTCTGCTGATGCGCCGCAAGCACGCCCAGACCCGCGAATACATGGAGATGAACGCGCTCCGCGGAATCGTGAAGGACGGCGCCGGGACCACCCTCTACAACTACTTCACCGAATTCGGCCTGGCGCAGATCTCGGTCGACTTCGTGCTGGGCACTGCCGGAACGAACGTGCAGGGCAAGGTCCGCGAGGTGCTGCGGGCCATCGAAGACAACCTCTTGGGCGAAGCGATGACCTCGGTCCACGCCCTCGTCAGCCGCGAGTTCTTCGACAAGCTGATCGCGCATCCCAAGACCGAAGAGGCCTACAAGTTCTACGCCTCGACCGGTGCCCAGCCCCTGCGCGAGGATGTGCGCCGCAACTTCCCCTTCGCCGGGATCCTCTTCGAGGAATATTCCGGCACCGTCACCCTCTCGACCAAGGCCACCGAACGGCTGGTCCCGGCGAACGAAGGGATCGCCTTCCCGCTCGGCACGATGGACACCTTCACCACCTACGGCGGCCCGGCGAACCTCCTGGAAACCGCCAACACCATCGGCCTGCCGCTCTATGCCCGCCAGCATCTCGACGAGAAGGGCCGCTGGATCGACGTGATGACCGAGGCGTCGATCCTGCCGGTCAACAAGCGGCCCCGGCTGGCGATCCGCCTCCACACGTCGAACTGACGGACGCACCCATGTCCGTCTTCGCTGCCGCCATGGACCGCATCTTCACCCATGCCTCCATGGCGGCCCCGGCCCTCTGGATCTCGGCCACCACATCCGACGAACGCCCGATCCGCGTCATCCGCCGCGCGCCCGACCGCGTCACCGACTTCGGCGCGGGGCGGTTCGTCAGCGACACGACGGTGGTCGATGTGCGCGTGGCCGACCTGCCCGCCCCGCGCCCGGGTGACGTGATCGTCATCGGCGCGGACAGCAATGTGATCCAGGGAGAGCCGCTGCGCGACCGCGAACGGCTGATCTGGACGCTGGACCTGAGGCCTGCATGAAGCTGAAGCTCGAGATCAGCCCCGACCTCGCCGCCCTGATGCAGGCGGAAATCGCTGCCGGTGAAAGGGCCGTCACCACCGCCATGCGCGAGGCGGGCACGAACTTGAAGTCCGCTTGGCGCGGCCAGATTACCGGCGCCGGGCTGGGCACCCGGCTCGGCAACTCTATCCGGCTAGCCACCTATCCCAAGGGCGGCGAAAGCCTGAACGCCGCGGCGCTGGTCTGGTCGAACGCCCCGGTGATCGTCGGCGCGCATGACGCGGGGCCGTTGATCCGGTCGCGAAACGGGTTCTGGCTGGCCATCCCCACCCCCGCCGCAGGCAAATCCACCCGCGGCGGCCGCATCACCCCCAGTGAATGGGAGCGACGCACCGGTTTGAACCTGCGGTTCATCTATAGGCGCCGGGGGCCGTGCCTGCTGGTGGCAGAGGGTCGGCTGAACAGCAAGGGCCGGGCGGTGGCATCACGGTCGAAAACCGGCCGGGGCTTGGTGACTGCGCCGATCTTCCTGCTGGTACCGCAGGTCAAGCTGCGCAAACGGCTGGATCTGGCGCGGGATGCGGAACAGGCCATCGACGGCGTGCCGGGGCGGATCGTCGCGGGGTGGCGCGCATCAAATCCTTGAAAGACAGGATCGCACCTCAGATTCAGTGCCGAAGCGTCAAGCGGGACGGAACGCGACAAACACGTCGCCGTTCAGAAGCAGCTTTCGTCCTGGCAAGGACTCGAAGAAGGCAAGCATTGCCTGTCGGGCCTGCACGGTATGGTCTTTCGAGTGTCGTGTGAAACACTCGCTCTTGAAGCTGTCTTGAACACCATATTCGGCCATGATTTCCAAATGGAACGGCCCCAGGTCATCACTTGCACTCCAAGCTTCCCAGACGTCTCCGGCACTCCTAGCTGCTGCGTTTAGTCGCTGCGTGAGGTCAGGCAGGTCTAAGTCGGAATAGGCGGTGTAGAATATCGCCATCAGAGTCTCCCTATGGTGCCGTCCCGGCGAATGATGATGACTTCTCTCAGACCTTCGATTGGCCATTCTTCAAACTGCCTGCGCAAAGCCTCCTCCTGCACATCGCTGTCCCGAAGACTGATGACGACGTTGTTCGTTTGCCCCCTCTCTACCTTGCCTTGAACTTCGCTCCAAATGTTCCGAGGCACATCCGTCGATGGCGCATAATGATCATAAATCTCGCCATTGATCAGATAGTCGGGTTTCTTCGGCCCCGACACTACCGGGTTCTGCACAACGTCAAGGCCACTTCCGGCGAGAAGTTGCGCGGACTCGTTCTCGCGCTGAATGGCACGCCGTGTCGCGTCGTCATCGTTGGGGCCGATCGGCGTAGGCTCGCCGGGTCGCACCTCGACAATGTTCGGCCCCGCTTCATCCGGGATCGGCGTGGAGATGATGTTGCCGGTAGGATCTTCGACAGGGGGCGAACCCGTGTGGTTCGGCAGGCCAAGCACCTCGGCCGGGTAGGTTTCCAGCCACTGGTCGATGCGTTCCGGCGTGAAGCCGGGAAGTTCACCCAACCGGCGCTCGCCCTCGGTGAGTTCGGGGAAAACCTCGACCCAGCCTTGGGCAATCGTGCCGTCCTGCAGTCGCAATCGGCCTTCTGAAAAAGCGCTGTATGCCCGCTGCACGAAGTCTCCCAGGGCGAGTTGTGCGGCCCTGTCCCCTTCGATGACACGCACGATGGTGCCGGGGTTCAACATCTCGTATAGCGCGGCCGCCTGCCCTGCGATCTGTGCAGCCTCAACCGACTTCGGCAAACTTGACCCGAGACCAGAGATGACTGCTTCCTGCACCAGTTCGTGAGCCATAGCCGCAAGGAGCCCTTCGGCCGATCCGGGATCGACGCCAAGGATTTCGGCCGCACGTTGCAGGCGGCGTTCGGTGGCCAGACGCGTGAATTCCTTCAGGGCATCGCTGGCGGCCAAAGCCGCCAGGGCGGCAGCTCCAAGCGGTGTGATCGCGACGGCACGGAGACCAAGGCGACGCAAGATGGCGTCCACGGGAGCCTCGGCTGGAAGGGCAAGTTCTGCCAGTATCACATCATTCCGCGATCCTGGCGCGATGGGCTCTGCGAAACACCGACAGTTGTGCGCCTGTCCCGGATGGCCGCCTGCGGGCGGCTCGTCCCAGCGAAACACCTGATCGTCGTACTCTGCATGGCTGTCACGGACCTTCGCGTCGTCCTGGGAACGCCAGATGTACCGCTCGATCCCCAAATCCTGCTGCCGAAGCTGGTTGACGAGCCCTGCGAAGGCCCGAAGCAAGCGTTCTTCCATGGCGGTTCGCAGGGGGCGAAGGCGCTGCGGGTGGGTCTCATATTCCTCGAAGATGGCCGTCAGGCGAGTGTCCCACTGGCGCAACGCCTCTTCCTTCGCGTCCGAAACATCGCGCAGGTCGGCTTCGGTCACCCACGGCACGGTGTCCGGGGGCGTCAAGGCGTTCAACAGCATCCGGCTGTTGTCGGCGATCACGCGGTCCAATCGGTCGGTGAAATCGGCTCGCAGGTCCGCGTAGCCATGGAAAGTCGACTTGATAGAAAAGCCCGCGCGATAGCCGAACACGGTCCCGTTCTGCCGCACGAAAACGTACTGCCCGCTGCCGCCGTGGCGGAGAAATTCCCGTAAGTTGTGCTGCATGGAACCTCCCGCTGACCCGCGGGTGGTTTGTAGAGGCAGTTGGTAAAGAAGCGTTCACCCCACCGTACGGTGCCTGCAACACGGCAACCTCTAAAGGGAGGCTGCGAGGTTTATGTCAATGCCCGCCACCCGCGAAACCGTCCTCGCCGCGCTGCTTGCGCGGTTGCAGTCGCTTGCCGCCCTCACCCTGCGTGACGAGGTGCTGCCCGAGCGGATCCCCGCGGCCGGGCTGATCATCCTGCGCGATGGTCAGCCGGGCGAGCCGGAAGTGACGCTGTCGCCCCTGCGCTACCACTACCAGCACCGCGCCGAGCTGGAGGTCGTCGTCCAGGCGGGCACCGGCCGGGCCAGCGCCTTTGATGACCTGATCACCGCCATCGGCGCGGCGATTGAAGCCGACCCCACCCTTGGCGGCCTTTGTGACTGGGTCGAACCGGAGGCCCCGGCCTCGGTCGATCTGACTGTCGAGGGCGCGGCGGCCCTGAAGGCGGCGGTGATCACCGTCGTCCTGCACTACACCACGACCGGCCCCCTGGCCTGACACCCCCACATCCAAGGAGACCCCATGGCACGCGCACACGGAGCGCGGGCGCTGATGGCGCTTGCGTTCGAAACCGTCTACGGCACCCCGCCCGCCAACGGCTATCGGCTGATGCCCTTTGCCCGCACCACACTGGGCGCAGAGCAGCCGCTGCTGAATTCGGAACTGCTGGGCTACGGCCGCGATCCCCTGGCCCCCATCAAGGATGCCGTCACCGCCGATGGCGAGGTGGTGGTGCCGATCGACGTCGAGGCCTTTGGTTTTTGGCTCAAGGCCGCCTTCGGTGCCCCCACAACGACCGGCACCACGCCCAAAACCCATACCTTCCAATCGGGGAACTGGACCCTGCCTTCGATGGCCATCGAAGTGGCCATGCCCGAGGTGCCGCGGTTCGCGATGTATGTGGGCTGCGTGATGGACCAGTTGTCCTGGCAGATGAACCGCTCGGGCCTGCTGACAGCCACTGCCCGCCTGATTGCCCAAGGCGAGGCCATCGCAGCCACCACGGCCGCAGGCACGCCGACCGCGCTCGCCCTGCAGCGGTTCGGGCATTTCAACGGGGTGGTGAAGCGCAACGGCACGGCGCTGGGCAATGTCGTTTCGGCCGAGATCACCTATGCCAATGGCCTCGACCGGATCGAGACCATCCGCAACGACGGCAAGATCGAGGGCGCCGATCCCGGCATGGCGGCGCTGACCGGCCGGATCGAGGTGCGCTTCGCGGACTCTGCACTGGTGACCCAAGCCATCGACAGCACGCCCTGCGAACTCGAGTTCGCCTACAGCCTCGGCGCGAACGCCAGTTTCACCTTCACGGCCCATGCCGTCTATCTGCCGGTCCCGCGGATCGAGATCCCCGGGCCGCAAGGCATCCAGGCCACCTTCGACTGGCAGGCGGCGAAAGCCGCCAGCCCCGCCCGCATGTGCACCGCCGTCCTCGTCAACACCGTCACGGGATACTGACCATGATCCGTCTGAATCTGTCGAACCGGCCCGAATGGCTGGACCTGCTGCCCGGCCTGAGGGTCCTGGTCGCTCCCCTGACCACCGCGCTGATGGTCTCGGCCCGCGCCGATCCCTTGATCGACGGCCTTTCGGAAGCCTCCAGCCAGGAGGACATGGCGCTGGCCATGGCCAAGGCCGTCGCGCGCCGCGCGGTGCTGGAATGGGAAGGTGTCGGCGACGAAGCGGGTAACCTCGTGCCTGTCAGCCCAGCCGGGATCGACGCCCTTCTCGAAATCTGGCCCGTCTTCGAAGCCTTCCAGGCGCAATACGTTGCCCGCGGCCTGATGCTGGATGCGGAAAAAAACGCCTCCGCGCCCTCGCCGACTGGTCCTTCAGCGGGGGCGACGGCTATTGCGCGGCCTGCTCGGGCCCCTGCCCCGACTGCCCCGCAAGACTGAACCGGCCGCAGACCGTCGAAGGCTGGCAGGTCTGGGATCTGACCCAGCGCCTCGGCGGCCAACTCCGCATCGCGCCGGGGGCGGTGATCGGATGGGACATGGGCGCCGCGCTGTCATTGGCGCAGGCGCTGGGCGTCAATGCCCTGATCGCCGCCGAACTGCTGCCCGAAATCGAGGCGGTGATGGTGCGCAAACTGAACGAGCAGAGGGAAGGACGCCGGAATGGCTGAAAAGAAGGTCTCCGTCCGCCTCGTGGCGGAGGGCGGACGCCGCGTGCGAGCCGAACTGGAAGGTGTCGGTGAAGCAGGAGGCCGCGGCTTCGGTCGCCTGTCGCGCGAGATGGAACTTGCCAACACCCGTCTGGCCGCCTTTGCGCGTCGCGCAGGCATCGCCCTCGGGGCCGCCGCTGCCGCCGCTACTGCCTCGCTCGGGCTGATCGTCCGGTCGACGGCCGAGAGTGCCGCACAGATCCGGCAGTTCGCGCAGGTCGCCAATGCGACGCCTGAGGCGCTGCAGCGTTGGTCGGCCGGGGCGCGGACGGTTGGCATCGAGCAGGAGAAGCTGGCCGATATCCTGAAGGACGTGAACGACCGGGTCGGGGATTTCCTGCAGACCGGCGGCGGGCCGATGGCCGACTTCTTCGAGAACGTGGCCCCGCGCGTTGGCGTCACCGCCGACCAGTTCGCACGTCTGTCGGGGCCGGAGGCACTGCAACTCTACGTCGATACGCTGGAGCGGGCGGGCCTGAGCCAGCAGGAGATGACCTTCTATCTCGAGGCGATGGCCTCGGACGCCACGCGCTTGCTTCCGCTTCTGCGCAATGGCGGGGCCGAGATGGCCCGACTTGGGGATCAGGCCTCGGACCTTGGCGCGGTGCTGGATGGTGATGCGCTGGAAGCCCTGCGCCGCACGCAACTGGCGCTGGGCACGGTCTCGCTGGTGTTCGATGGCCTTCGGAACCGCATCGCCGTGGCAGTCGCTCCGACCATCGAGGCGCTGGCCAATGCCTTCGTTGCGCTGGCCTCGGATGGCGGCATCCTGCGCTCGGCCATCGACGGGCTGATCGGCAACCTCGGGCGTCTGGCGTCCTATGCCGCGACGTTCGCGGCCGTCATGGCCGGGCGCTGGGTGGCGGGTCTCGCCGCCGCGGCCCTGTCGGTGCGCGGCCTTGCAACGGCGCTCGTGTTCCTGCGCGGCGCCCTGATCCGCACCGGCATCGGAGCCCTGATCGTCGGGGCGGGCGAGCTGGTGTATCAGTTCTCGCAACTGGTGGCCCGGGTCGGCGGCGTGGGCGAGGCATTCCGGCTGCTCGGGGGTCTGGCCCGTGAAGTCTGGTCGCGCATCGGCCCGTCGTTGGACGGGGCGCTGGCGCAAATGGCGGCCGGATGGGAGGGGCTGAAGGCGGCGGGGCTTTCTGCGCTGGAAGGCACCATCGCAGGTGTCGTCAGCTTCGGCGACCGGACGGCCGCGATCTTCCAGGGGGCTTATGACGCGGCGGTGGCGATTTGGGGCGTTCTGCCCGGGGCCATCGGCGACTTCGCCTTCCAGGCCGCGAACGGGCTGATCTCCGGCGTCGAGGCGATGCTGAACGGCGTCGTCACGCGCATCAACAGCTTCATCGAGACCCTGAACGCGGCGCTGGCGCTTTTGCCGGAATGGGCGACCGGCGAAGGCGGGGTGAGGATCGGCACCCTCGACCCGGTGGAACTCGGCCGCATCGGCAATCCCTTCGAGGGCGCGGCAACGGCCGCAGGGGCTGCGGCGGCCGATGCGTTCTCCGCCGCGCTGGCACGCACCTATCTCGAGCCGCCCGACCTCGGGCTTGGCGCGATGGCCGAGGACGCCCGCGCCCGGGCCGACGGCTATCGCGAAGCGGCAGGCATGCTGGCCGATGCCGCCGGTCGGCCATTGGCCAGCTGGCAGGCGCTGAAGGATGCCGTGACCGGCACCGGAACCGAGGCAGAGACTGCACTCGCCGATGCAGCCGCCTCGGCCGATGCCCTCACGGCCGGGCTGAACGACACGGCCACCGCCGCCGATGGCGCTGGTGGCGCAGCACGCGACGCCGGAGCCGCTGCGGCCGAAGGTGCGGAGACCGCCCTGACCGGCTGGCAGGCCGTCACGGCCGCGCTTGCCGACTATGCCGCCAAGGCGCGCGACATCGGCGGGGATATCGGCAGCGCGCTCGTGGGCGCGTTCCAAAGCGCCGAGAACGCCATCGGTGACTTCGTGAAGACCGGCAAGATCGACTTCCGCGACCTCGTCACGTCGATGATCGCCGACCTCGCCAAACTGGCAGCGCGGCGCTTCATCCTCGGCCCGATTGCGAACGCCCTTTCCGGCGCGCTGGGCGGGGCGGGTGGCATCTTCGCGAACATCCTGCACACGGGCGGCATGGTCGGCGCCCCTGGTCCCGGCCGGATGGTCCCGGCCTTGGCCTTCGCCGGTGCCCCTCGCATGCACAACGGGGGCTGGGCCGGGCTGCGGCCCGACGAAGTGCCCGCGATCCTGCAACGCGGGGAGCGGGTGCTCTCGCGACGGGAGGCGGCGGGCTACGGCCAGGCGGGCGCCTCGACCGTCAACGTCACGATCAACGCGCGCGACGCCGAGAGCTTCCGCCAGTCCCGGACGCAGGTCGCCAGCGACATCGCCCGCGCCGTGTCGCTGGGCCGGAGGGGAATGTGATGGCCTTCCACGAGGTCCGGTTTCCGGACAACATCAGCCGCGGAGCGCGCGGCGGGCCCGAGCGGCGCACCCAGATCGTCGAACTGGCGAGCGGCGCCGAGGAGCGCAACGCCAGCTGGGCCAACTCGCGCCGCCGCTATGACGTCGCCTACGGCATCCGTCGCGCCGACGATCTGGCGGCGGTCGTGGCCTTCTTCGAGGCGCGGAATGGCCGTCTCCACGGCTTTCGCTTCAAGGACTGGGCCGATTTCAAGTCCTGCCTGCCATCGCAGACGCCAGGTCCGAACGAACAGCCCATCGGCACTGGCAACGGGTCAGCCACCCTGTTTCAGCTGACCAAGCTCTACACCTCCGGCGCGCAGTCCTGGACGCGGGCCATCGCCAAGCCCGTCGCCGGGACTGTAACCGTAGCCCTGAACGGCACGCCCCAGGCTTCCGGCTGGTCAGTTTCCACGACCACCGGCCTCATCACTTTCACCACCGCCCCCAACGGCAGGCGTCGCCATCACCGCAGGCTTCGAATTCGACGTCCCCGTCCGCTTCGACACCGACGCCCTCGACGTCACCCTCGACCTCGATCGCCTCGGCTCGATCACCTCGATCCCCCTCGTGGAAATCCGCACATGAAGTCCCTGAACCCTGCGCTGCAGCCGCATCTGGACGAAGGCACAACGACGCTCGCCTGGTGCTGGCGCATCAGCCGCGCCGATGGCGTGACCTTCGGCTTCACCGACCACGACCGGACCCTGTCGTTCGACGGCACCGAGTTCGAACCGGAAAGCGGGCTGACAGCCTCCGAGGTCCGATCAGGCTCTGATCTGTCCGTCGACGCGCAGGACGCGCAAGGGGTGCTGTCGTCGGACCGGATCACCGAGACCGACATCCTCGACGGCCGATGGGACAATGCGGCGGTCGAGGTCTGGCGGGTGAACTGGGCGAACCCGGCGCAGCGCGTGCTGCTGCGCCGCGGGGCCATCGGTCAGATCCGGCGCGGGCGGCTGGCCTTCGTCGCCGAGGTGCGCAGCCTTGCCCATGTCCTCGGCCAGACCGTGGGGCGGACGTTTCAGGCGAGTTGCGATGCCGCGCTGGGCGATCCGCGCTGCGGGGTGAACCTCGAGGCACCGGCCTTCACGGGCACCGGCGCGATCATCGATGTGCTGCGGGATCGGGCCTTCACCGCTTCCGGCCTCGGGACGTTCGCGGCGGGCTGGTTTGCCTTCGGGCTGGTGGAATGGTCGACCGGCGCGAATGCCGGGCGGCGGGTCGAGGTGCTGTCGCATTACCTCGTCGATGGCGTGGCGATCCTGACCCTGTTGGAAGCACCGGTGCGCCCGATCACGGTGACCGATGCGTTCATCATCCGGGCGGGCTGCGACAAGCGGATCGCGACCTGCGGAACGAAGTTCGCCAATGTCGCCAGCTTTCGCGGCTTCCCGCACATTCCGGGGCAGGACGCCGTGCTGCGCTATGCCACCAAGGATGGCGGCCACGAGGGGGCAGTGCTGTGAGGGCCGCCGATCCCGACACCGTCATCGCCGTTGCACGGTCCTGGCTCGGCACGCCCTATCACGACCAGGCCAGCCTGCGCGGGGTCGGCTGCGACTGCCTCGGCCTGGCACGGGGCGTCTGGCGCGAGGTGGTGGGGCCCGAGCCGTTTCCGATCCCGCCCTACAGCCGCGATTGGGGCGAGACCGGCCCGTGCGAGGTGCTGGCCGACGGGGCGAGACGGATGATGCCGGAACTGGATCCATCCGAGGCTGGGCCAAGTGCGCTGATCCTGTTCCGGATGATGCCCCGCGCCATCGCCAAGCATATCGGGATCCTCACCGGCCCCGACACCTTCCTGCACGCCTATGAACGCCTCGGCGTGATCGAGGAACCGCTGACGCCCACTTGGCGACGCCGCATCGCCTTCGCCTTCCTGTTTCCCGCACGCTGAGATTTCCCCATGGCCACGCTCGTCCTTGGCGCTGTCGGCTCCGCCATCGGCGGGGCTTTTGGCGGCGCGATCCTCGGCTTTTCTGGCGCTGCCATCGGTGGTTTCATCGGCTCCACCATCGGTTCGGTCGTCGACAGCTGGATCGTGTCCTCGCTGGCGCCTGCGCAGAAGATCGAGGGCCAGCGCCTCGACAGCCTGCGCATCACCTCCGCGACCGAGGGGGCCATTATTCCGCGCCTTTACGGCCGCATGCGCATCGGCGGCAACATCATCTGGGCCACCGATTTCCGCGAGGAGACCAAGACCACGACGCAGGGTGGTGGCAAGGGCGGTGGCGGCGGGAGGGTCCGGACCACCGAGTACCTCTACTTTGCGTCCTTCGCGGTCGCCCTGTGCGAGGGCCCGATCACCGGCATCGGCCGCGTCTGGGCCGATGGCAAACCGCTGGACATGACCGGCATCACCTGGCGCTGGTATCCCGGCAACGAGACCCAGACCGCCGACCCGTTCATTGCGGCGAAGATGGGCGCGGCCAATACGCCCGGCTATCGCGGCACGGCCTATGTCGTCTTCGAGGAACTGGCGCTCTCGACCTACGGCAACCGCCTGCCGCAGCTTTCGTTCGAGGTGTTCCGGCCGCTCGCAGATCCCGACACGGCCGAGGGGCTGGTCAAGGCAGTCACCATGATCCCCGCCTCGGGCGAGTTCACCTATGCGACCGAGGCTGTCCGCAAGACCGTGGGCGCATCCACCACCGTGTTCGGCCAGACCACCGGCGGCACGACCTCGGCCGAGAACCTGAACGCGCTGCCTGATGAGGCCGACATCGTCGTGGCGCTGGACCGGCTGCAGGCCATGGCCCCGGCGGTCGAAAGCGTCAGCCTCGTCGTGGCCTGGTTCGGCAATGACCTGCGCGCAGGCAACTGCACGATCAAGCCCGGCGTCGAGGTGGCGACCAAAGTCACCAGCCCGAAGGTCTGGACGGTCAATGGCGTGGCGCGGGCCAATGCGCATCTGGTCAGCCGCGATGCTGAAGACCGGCCAGTTTATGGCGGCACGCCCGCCGACTTCGCAGTGGTTCAGGCGATCCGCGAGATGAAGGCGCGTGGGCTGCGCGTCACCTTCTATCCCTTCCTGCTGATGGACGTGTCGCCCGGCAACACCCTGCCGAACCCCTACAGCGCGAATGCCGCGACGCCGGGCCAGCCGAGTTTCCCGTGGCGCGGGCGGATCACCTGTTCCCCGGCGGCAGGCTTCGCCGGGACCGCCGACAAGACTGCCGCAGCGGCGACGCAGGTCTCCAGCTTCTTCGGCGCGGCCACACCGGCGCAGTTTGCCGTTACCGGAGACACGGTCAGCTGGACCGGCCCTGCGGGTGACTGGGGCCTGCGCCGGATGATCCTGCACTACGCCCATCTCTGCGCGGTCGCGGGCGGTGTCGATGCCTTCCTCATCGGGACCGAGATGCGCGGGCTGACCACGATCCGGTCGAGCGCCAGCGTCTATCCGGCCGTGACCGCCTTCAAGGCACTGGCGGCCGACGTGAAGTCGGTCCTCGGTGCGGGCACCAAGGTCGGCTACGCCTCGGACTGGTCGGAGTATTTCGGCCACCAGCCCGGCGACGGTAGTGGCGACGTGTTCTTCCACCTCGACCCGCTCTGGTCAGACGCCAACATCGATTTCATCGGCATCGACAACTACATGCCGATGTCGGACTGGCGCGACGGGTTCGACCATGCCGACGCGCTCGAGGGCTGGCCCGCCATCCATGACCGGGGCTACCTGCAGGCCAACATCGCGGGCGGCGAGGGCTTCGACTGGTTCTATGCCAGCGCCGCCGACCGGTCGGCGCAACTGCGGACTCCCATCACGGATGGAGCCGTGGGCAAGCCCTGGGTGTTCCGCTACAAGGATCTGCGCGCCTGGTGGTCGAACGCGCATTTCAACCGGCCGGGCGGGGTGGAGAGCGGCACGCCCACGGCATGGGTGCCGCAATCGAAGCCCGTCTGGTTCACGGAACTGGGTTGCCCCGCCATCGACCGGGGCACGAACCAGCCGAACGTGTTCTTCGACCCGAAGTCGTCCGAGAGCTTCACGCCCTTCTTCTCGCGCGGCTGGCGAGACGACGCGATCCAGCGTGCCTATCTCGAGGCGAGCTACCTCTGGTGGGGTCAGGCCGCGAACAACCCGACGTCCGCGATCTACGGCGGCCGGATGGTCCATGTCCCCGAATGCGCCGCCTGGACCTGGGACGCGCGGCCCTATCCGTTCTTTCCGGAACTGACCGGCGTCTGGACCGATGGGCCGAACTGGCGGCTCGGCCACTGGCTGACCGGCAGGCTCGGCGCGGTGTCGCTGGCCGCGCTAGGTCACCGACTCATATGTCCGCAACCAGATGCGCAGGGATGCGAGTTGGACGGAGGCGAGGAAGTTGTCGTCGCGTTTGTCGTAGCGGGTTGCGACGGCACGGAAGTGCTTGAGCTTGCTGAA